CAGTAAGTTTTTTAGATACTGATGTTTCTCTTGCCCATCTATGTCTACAATTAAAGCCACCACCATCAACAAATGCTGCTGGATATTGTGAATCAATTTCATCTCTTGTTAAACTACCAGCAGACATCATCTCTAGGCATATGTCTCTGGTCCTAGCATCTATTGGACCTTGATAAACATAAGTAGCATCAGCTGGATCATTTACAGCCATTTCAGCAGTTACATTTCTTTCAAAAGTATTTAAAGCAGTATTGGCTAATGTTTCAGCTTGGTCTGGTCTCAATACATTACCTAACATACTTTGTGCTATTTCTCTTTCTGTTTTACCACCTAGAATCCCTTTAACAGCCTCATCTATAACCTGTTCACCCATTGTACCGATCTGCTTTCTAAAGGTTGCTTGGTCTAATCGTACTAAAGCTAATAATGTTTCCTCTGTTACCTCTCCAACAAACTCCATTCCAGATAATACACCTTCATAAGATGCTAAATACTTATCTAAATCTTTTTGCAATCCTATCTCATTAAAGATATAATCATCAACATCAAGCGTACTGATTAAAGATATAAACTCTTCCCTAGTTAGAGAATCTTTTATATCAAGTAGATCCTCAACCATTTGAGTCTGTGCTTTCTGTACAGCTCTTGCGAACTCTTCTGCTATTTTTTCTTTATCCACGCTTTAATGCCGATAGTAATGGTGATTGAGGTGCTGGTTCTTCTTCAGTTACCTCTGGTTCTAATTCTTCTAACTTCATATCTATCTCTTCATCAGTAATATCTGGATTGAAATACTTCATCAATCCTTTCTGATCCATCAAATTATTCTCAAGCATAAACATTAATTTATCTTTCTCTACATTCCATTCTTCTGGATATTTAGATTCAGAGAAATCAACAGCATACGATTCATCAAAAGATTTACCAGTATGTACTTCGATAACTCTACGATCAACACCATATCTCATCTCTTCAAAATCTTGAAACATAGGTATATCTGATTCTCTGGATTCCATATTCTCCATATTTAAAATCTTTAATGCTTGTCCACTTGGCACTTGTCCTTGTTCACCCCACCTAACTGATAAAGAATGATTTTGACCAGTAACATTTAATAACTGTTTAATACTTTCTAGCATCTGGCTAATGTTAGAAGGTGGTGCAACAAAACTCATTGAACTCCCTTCTGGTAAAGATATTAAACGATCCACTCCCCACTTTAGATTGGGAACTTCTTGATCTATGCCTGTAACAACTGGTGATCCCATCTGGTAACGAGTAGCTAACATAACTTCAGTAAATGCTATGGAGCTATGAAGAGCTGCCATTGTTACATCAGATGCATCATAAGGAAATATAATTCTGGATATAGGATTAATATCATAAGGATTAATCATCTCTGGATTGCCATCAATAGGATATATCTTACCTCTAACATCAAATAAGAAATGCATTCCTTGCTCACCATCTCTAGCCTCTGACCAGAACACAAATTCTCTATCACCTCTACTATTTACACCACGCTCATAAGAATAACCATAAGGCTCTAACTCACCTTCGTAGTAGTATTCTCTAACATTTGGCATTATATGATATTCTATCTTTTGCTTCCTGTTATTCCATACAGACTTCATATGTATAGAACCTAACAGCCATGCTAACTCTGATGCTATCCTTGATTGACTATTTAAATGATGTGTATAAGATAGATACTCTTCTGCCTCTTCACCACCTACAAATCTTTTAGCTGGTGCTTTGTATAGCATCATCCTAGCTCTAGCAAAACGAGGTACAATTCTCAATGGTAATGTAGGTATCTGGCTTAATGAAGATGAAGGGAAGTAATCCTGTACATATTTATCTATATCTCTATTAAAATAAAAGTCAATAGATTGCTGCCTTTTCTTGTACTCTTCTTTAAGTACCATATCTTCAGCATTTTTAATTGATTCAAATACAGCTCTACTACCTAAATCTGGAATCGTTATCATATCATAATAGTTCATCAGTTCACCACTTGATTATTTCTTTTTAATATATCAGATACTATCTTCTGTTTTCTTTGATCCATATCTAGCTTTCGCCCATATAGATGTAATAAAATAACTGCTCCCAGACCACCACTAACAAATCCAAATGCAAACATTACCATTCAACGCTCATAGGTTGTCTGTTAATAATTGGATGTCTATACGCTATGTAATATGAACAGGCATCAAGCATATGAGTTAAAGCAATATCACTCTTATCTATCTTCCCATCCCTACTTCTTTGCACTTGTTCTAAATCTTTTATAAGGTTTATACACCTCGGATCAATGCTCATTCTTATCTTACCATTGGCATCTTTCAACATTCTATTCAAAGCATTTAAGCGATCAATAACTGGTGGATTTGCTTTCTTTGCTATAACTTGAAAACCATGATCTTTTAATATCTGATGATCTGATCTGTTGCTGGTTGTTGATCTGGCTGATCCAGCACTATCTGGAAAGGTTGGGATATTAGGTGCTATCTTCTTCATAGCTCTAGCCATCTCTTCAGTATTACTATTTGTTAATCTAATCTCATTAAAATAATGTACTGTGCCATCAGAATATTCACAACCCAATACAGCACTCATATAATCAACATTGAAATCTAATCCCCAGAATAGGTTGTTTGTTAATTGCTTTGATTCTTTAACATGGATAGTCCTATCAAAATTATAGGCTGCTCTATTACCAGTTGTTTCAAAGGATGCTAGAAATTCTGTTTTAAAAGCTCTTTCATCCATCATAGCTTTAGCTTTCTCTATTTCTTTTTCTGGTACATAGCCACCATCAACTGTCGTATATTGCCAACTCTTCCAATCTGGATCATCACTTTGTCCTTTCAAATAGGCATCATATAAATGATCATATCCATTAGGTGTACCAATAAAGAAGGCTTCACCATCTGTTGTTGTTAAAGTAGGATAAATAATCTCATCCCAGACATGAGGCTTGATATATGAATACTCTTCCATTACAACCATATCTAACCCAGCACCACGAAGATTATTTTCTTGTTCTGCACCTTTGATAGCAATCTCTGCATCATTAGGTAAGCGTACAAGTAATTCTGATTCATTGATCTGGCAATCATAATCTCTAAATATTTGCCTCATTAGTTTCCAAGTAGTAGCCTTCCCTTGCCTGTATGTTGGTGTTACGATCCATCTACGCTCCCCAGCTTGAATTTCTTTCTGCAAAAGCCACATAAGAGATAAATGAGATTTTCCGAATCTCCGACCAGCTACCAAAACTTTCCGAGATGCTTCGTGCTTGATAATTTCTCTTCGCTTTTGATCTATGTTCCAATTAATCAATCGTCATTATTTTTATTGGTTCATTCTTGTGTGTTATTTCTCTAATCTCTTTTGCTTTGCCTTCTGTACGATCTGATAGATAATTAACAGCACCTAAACTCCCATTCATAGCCATCTTGTAAACTTTGCGAATCATACGCTCCTTATTTGTCCTACCATCCACATCTCCTTCATCAAAAACTTTATTGATAATATCAGCTAATGCACCTCTTCTCCCATTTGGATTTGCATTGTTATTAGGCTTAAATTGTGTGCTAGGGTTACCACTTACACCTTTTTTAAATTGACCATTAGGCTTCCGATTATCCACCGATTTACTCATTACCATCCACCAATGCCATTACTAATGATTTATTTAATTTATCCATTAATTCTTTTACCTTATCTGAATCAATTTCATATACATCAAACTCTAAACGCCAATTATGTGTAGTCTTTAGGTTTTTAATCCCTACTAATTCAACATTTAAAGCTGTGCCTTGATCTCTTTTCATAGTTTTAAAAGGTCTGCAGACCATAAATCCTTATTCCTGTCTATCGCCCTATTATAATCATTTTCAACGAGTGAGGAAGGATTAGCACCTCTATAAATACAAGGATTGACTACAAAAAGAGGTGTTTATTTTTTATAAATTAAAATATTGTTGTATTTAGTCTACTACAAAAAAATGAATATTGATAACTTATCATTTCTCTAATGTTAGAGTTTTGAAAACTCTAATCTCTATGGATAGAATAAAAAAAAGCCTCGATCTCTCAAGATCAATACGAGTCAAGATAAATCTTTCATATCATTTAACATATCATTATCTATTTCATATAAATCTGTTTTAACCTTAATAGCTGTGCCATCCTTTCTAAACCTTAATGATCCTTTCTCATGGAATACTCTACGATTTTTAAATTGTTCTTTTGTTACCCAGCCACACATAGTAAGGATAGAATCTTTTTTATTAATCGAACAAAATAAATATATATCAGTATTGTAATTATCCTGTGCTGCAATAAAGTTATTTGTATATCCTTGCTTTACTGCTCCATTCCTTCCCATACATTTAACATCTACTCTTTTATCATTTAGAACCAGATCAACACCACCATCAAATCCACCACCACCTACTACTAAAGGTTTATTATAATAATTTAATACAACATTTTGACCTAGTATCCCAGTATATTGTTCTTCTTTGTTCCCATCTGCATAGCCTCGATTACCAAAGTTATTTCTAATAATAGTATTATAGCTTTCCAGCTTTAACCATTTAGGGATAGGAATATCTATCACAATTCAAAATCCATATCCATTAGCTTATCCATCGCTCTATCATAATATGTATTACAGGCATTTCTACTAATACCATGATGATCTGCTATGATACTTAAATCTCTTATATCCAGATCATAGAAAGCATCTATTATATCATTTTCTCTACTACTTAACTTTCTTACTGATCTTCTACCTATTACAAATGCTTTAATTTTTATCGCATTTATCTTTTCTCTTTCTCTTCTTCTTTCATATTCGGTGTGTGTTTTACCACACATTTCGCAAGGTTCGGTATGTGGTTGCATATTTACCTCTGTACTTGATTAACTAACTCTGTTACTATTAAGAATACAACTGCTGCTGCCAATGTCCAGAAAAATAATCCTAAACCTAACACCAGTATATTTGCTATCCATTCTGCTATATTAAACATAATCATATTACGCTCCCTATTTTATTAAATTTATCAATGGGTAAATTCTTTCTGCAACTGCCTTTACAACATCCACTGTTACTGCGTTACCGCATTGCTTATATCTTTGTGTATCGCTCATATCAACTACCTTACCATCCATAACACCTTTACGTGTCCAATCATCTGGAAAACCTTGCAATCGTTCACATTCTTTTGGTGTGAGTCTGCGTATGTTTGCACGATTTGGCGTTAATACTGGTTGAATTGTATGTTGATGTTGTACTGTTTCTAAACTCTGTGCATATCCTTTTGTAACTCTTCCACGCCTTGTTTTACTTGTAGGTCTTTCTAAATTAATCGCATCACCAACCTCTGCTTCTGCGTAGCCTTTCTTCGTAGCTTCAGCGATCATAGTCATTCCTCTATAGTTTCCACCTGAATGTCCTGGATGTTGGAGTGTATTTGCGACTTTTGTATTCCTGTTGTCAGAGATTTTACTTGGTTCTCCGAAAGGAAATACTTTTGATCCACTTCCGTTTCCAATATATCCGACAATGTATATCCGCTCTCTATTTTGGGGCTTCCACCAGCGAGTATTGAGTAACTGAAACTCAATGGTATACCCAAGGTTATCAAGAACTCCGTACATTGTAGCAAATGTTCGTCCATTGTCGTGAGAAAGTAAGCCTTTAACATTTTCGAGTAGAAAACAAGAGATCGGCTTTCCAACGTCTCGGTAATGTCGGAGAATCCGTGCAATTTCAAAAAAGAGAGTACCTCTGGTGTCATCGAAGCCTTTTCGTTTTCCAGCCACGCTAAATGCTTGGCACGGAAATCCTCCACAAAGGATGTCAATGTTATCTGGTAAATCTCGTTCTGGTTGAATAGTGGTAATGTCACCTAGCTCCTCCGCTTCTTTAAATTTATGTTTATAAACTGCACTTGCATATTTATCTATCTCACTAAAGCCTACCCAATCAAATGTAAAACCAGCCTGTGTAAGACCAAGATGAAAACCACCGATGCCACTAAATAAATCAAGTATGTTAATTTTAATTGATTTTTTTTTATTATCTATCAAATCTATGCCTCACCTATTTTAGTGCCAACCAGAATAGTTCCATTTGCCAAGAACCTTTTACCTTTATATATCTACTGTTAAGATCATTAATATATTCAGATTTTAAGCTACCTAGCTTTATTTGTGAGGCATTACTTCGGTACACTTCTAACCTCTGTTTGCTTTGAATTGGCTTTCTTTTTACTTCTCATAACTGCCTTACAATTCATGCATCTATGTACTCTAAATTTATTTGCTGCTGTATAATAATAATATTTTGTTTCCTCTAAATGATCTGATCCACAATTTGGACAAACTGTTTCATTCATCATCACACCTAGATTCGGATGATTCTTTATAAATGGCATTAACTTTAAATATACTTGCTCTAATCCAATTACATCATGTTCATTATAATCTAACATCCTAGCTAAAGCATCCTCTTTACCAGCCACGCAATCTTTCCAGAGCTGAAAATCAGTTGATAATTTATTCTGTAAATCAAAATACTTTGTTAAAAAATCCTGTTTATACGATACAAAGGCAAATTCTTTTCTGGCTACCTTTAATGTATCTACTGATTTATAAGGTGAAGGTGGCATCATTTCATTTACTATAAATCTAGCTTTTAACTTCCTATCATCAAATCTATCAACATTATGTCCTATGATAATATCAGCTTCATCCAGAAGTTTCCATATTTCGCCCAAAATACGCCCATCATCACGATTTTTTGCTTCTTCCGATGTTACTACTGCTGAAAGTATTTTATCTTCATAAAGCCATTTTGCAGACCAGCTTAAAATAAACCAATCTTTAATAACATTTGTGTGTGGAATAAACTGTTTATATAATCCCCATACAAATACTTCCATTGGAGCAGTTTCAATATCAAATAATAATATTCTAGGTAAATCTCCAGTATCCCTTAACTCTTCTGCTAGGCTTACTGAAAATTG